AAAAATTAGTCGTTTAAAATTATTCAATGGTCAATGTCGGAGATCCTGAATAAACATCACTTATAGTGACATACAACATCCCTGAAGGATTACTAAAGTTGATATTTTTACTTGCAACTCCGCTATTGACTCCTGATATTCCTAATTCACTTGACCCTAAATTAGTTTGCGAAATCCTCATTATACCGCTACGTACATTTTCTATTGTCACCTGATAACTTTTATTAGGTTCAACTCCATTTATTGTCCATTTTGCTGTTGAATCTTCTATGCTATCCGGATATTTATTTTTAGGTAAGGGTTTTATTACAAAAGATGAAGGCTTTTTCCATATTTGGATATTTCCAGCATATACTTTTGTATATGCTTCGCCTTCGTAAATAAGCTTCTTTACATTTTTAAAATTACCTTCCATAAAAATCACCCCTTAATTAAATAAAGTGTATTAGGGTCTTTTTGATACAAATAATTATATTCTGTTTCACTGCCTGTCCAAATATTCAGTGACGGCTGCGAAGAACCGATAGGTTGATAAAGTTTATCTGCTTCCTCTTTTGTAAAAGCATTTGATGATAAAAGATAACGTTCATCATGACTGTGATTTATGTCTGATTTTTTTGATAAAGCATTTTCTAATCCTTCAATCTGTTTGATTGTATGACTATGATTTTTATCTGCATACAAACTGTTTAATGATTGCTTGAATCCCTCAAAATCTTCTGTACTAACTTTTGAGCCAATCTGTTGCAATACACTTTCTGAAATAGAGTTGTTTTGTATTGCTTCTGCTAATTCTCTTAATGTATTCATAGATTCAGGCGCGCTATCAACTAGTTCAGCAATTTTTGAATCCGTATACGTTTTAGAGTCGTTGAGAGTTGTATCTTTGATTTTTTCAACTTCTTGCAATTTATTTTCTAACCCTTCAACATTTGCGATATTGATTTTGTCCAATAACTCAGGTTCTGCTTTGATATCTGTATCTTTACCATCAATTTGCCACATTTTAGTGTCAGGATTGATTGATACTACAGTACCGTTTTTACCGGGTGCGCCTTGTTCTCCTTTTTTACCTGCTTCACCTTTTGCTCCAGGTTGTCCCGGTTCGCCTTTATCACCTTTCGCACCTTTAAATCTACTTTCATTCTTTTCGATGTAAGAAATGACATCTTTATCTATTTTCTCTTTAAAGTCTTTGCTCAATAAATCTGTCGCGTTATCTTTTAAAATTCTCGTAATAGCATCATCTACCAATTTAACATCGATTTCTTTTGCTACAGCAGATTCAATGCCACTATCAACGATATTGAAAGAAAAGTTCGCGACATGTATTTTTTCTTCTTCTTTCTCTAAAAACAGCTTACAACGAACATAACCAGCGTGTTTGATAACCTTTTTAGGTATCTTGTAGGTAATGAACCCTTTTACAACATCGTCCATAATAAGGGGCTCATTTTTGAATATAGAGCCATCTTCCATAAACAAATGCAATCTAGGTGTTAAGCCATGTGCTTTTAGATCGATACGACCTTGTTTGTCATTGATACCTATTCTTATAGATGCTGTATTTTCATCTTCAGTGTAAAATCGACAGCCAATGTCACCTAAGTCAACACCATCATTTTTTATTCTCGTTTCAACATCTTTTATTTTGTACATTTATACACCTCTTTATTTATATTTATCTCTTATAAAGTAGATACCTTTTAAGCCGATTTGTTTATATAGCTTAGCGATTGTACTAGCTTGATGTTGGCACCACTCTATAGCAGTAGCGTATTGGTGCGTAGCTGGATTCTTAGGATTCCATCTGATTCTGTACAGTGTATTCTGTCCTTTGTTGATGTAATCCTTTCTTACGAAGCTAGCACCGCCCATGATTGCTTTTGCTGGAGATGTCCAACCTTTATTCCTAGCAAACGTCATTGCGTAGTTAGGATTGTTGTCGTAAGCGCCAATACCGAAGTAGTTGTATACTCCATCTTTTCCGTTAGCGAAGTTACTTGTTCCATATCCACTTTCTAAGAAAGCATGCGCGATTAAATAAATTTCATTAATGTTGTGCTTTTTACAAGCTTCTGCGAACGCTTTACCTTGATTATTCAATGTCCCCTTACCTTTAAGTATCTTATTAAGCGAACTAACTGAAACGCCTTGATACTTGCCTAAATTAAGCATTTGGTAGCACTGCGTGTTACTTTCCCATATTCGTTTAACATTCATTGCTGAACTCGTTTGTGCTCGTGTAGCGTTAGCCCAACCCCAAGCATTAGATTTTTTCGGGTTACCTCTTGCCATTTGTTTATCCAGTGCTTGTTTGAATGTATAAGGACTCGTTTCTGTTATGATCTGCGGTTGTTTAGATGCCGAGCCATTATTAGCTGTTGGTGATGAGTCTCTTACATTCGCTATATCAGCGTTTTTATTATCTACCATAACTTTTATTCTAGATTTTGTTACTGTTGGTTTAGTTATAGAATTTAATAATTTTTCTCTGTTTTTAAATATATTAAGTAATGCCTTTTCTAATGCTTCGTATTTATCTTTAGGGGGAACACCGTTGTCAATCATATTCCAATTAACATGTTCCAACATCGAACGCCAAATGCTGTCGTCTACTTTTAAATTTTCAATACTTAGAGGTATCTCATATTTGGCCATCATATCTACAGCTACAACCATTGCGTGAATCTCATTAAAAATAAATTCATTTTTACTCGCACTATAATCTTCACATACGTCTATAACTATATAATCAGGTTCATTAGGAACTTCAAATACAGCTCTTCTAGGTGCCCAAATATTATGTCTGTCAACATAAAAGTGGGGATATTCTACATCCTGTTTGTATTTCTTCCTACTGTTATATAAACTTTCTACCGAGCTCATCGTTTGTGCGTTTCTAATCATTATTCCTTTAGGTTTTTCGAGTCGTCGATTACCTTCTACTATAAAGTGATAAATATATTCTGGATAATTAACCTCTTGGCTAGAAATAGTGTACTTTATAGTTGTTACATCTTTCCAAATTGGAACTTTTTTATTATTTTTTTCGTTATCATCACTATCATCTTCTGGTTTAGGTGCCGGCGTAGATTTCTCCGGATGATATGGTGGTCTAACAAAATATTTAACTCCTCCACCTGGTCCATCATGATAAGAGTGTTTGATTTTATACGGCGGACTTCCTGTTGCATTATTTGTATACCAGTTTTGATCCACACCATACCAATAGTCTTTTGTGCATGGCCCTACTACAATGTTCACATGACCTGCCCAACCACCAGTCCAAACACCCCAGTCGCCTGGTTGTGGTACAAAGTCTTTTGTATTTCTAATTATCTTGAAATCTCTACCTCTATAATTAGATTTCTGAGCCATAGCATCAGCATTTCCCCATGTTCTAAATCCCCAATATTTATCGAGTAAATAATTAGGTAAATCCCAGCATTGTGCTCCCATTCCAGAACCAGGTACATCAATAGCTATTTTGTTTTTAGCGATATATAACGCCCATTCAACCACTTCACTAGCTGTAGGTTTTCGAGTCTTTGGATTAGGTAATCCCATGTATGCACCTCATTTCAATCAAAATAAAAAGCCAGTGCCTTAGCACTGACTCCTATACATTACTTACATTTACCAAACCAGAAGCATGCCCAGAAACTATATCCGAAGAATCCTTTAAGCATGGTGATCACCTCCTTTAAATACCGAAAATGGTTCTTATTAAGGCTATGACAATCGTACTAAAGATAGTCCCTACCAAACCGAGAATCCACATTTTCATATCACGTATATTTTTGTCGTTTTCTTTCTTATTTTTTTCGTCTATCTGTCTTTCCCTCTGGATAGCATCTAAAGTTTTATCTAATTTAATGTTAACTTGCTCTTGAGTTTTTTGACCTAATTTAATCTCATTGAGAGTGCTAAGCATTGTTTCATCATTCTCTTCTAATCTTCTAATTCGCCATTCATGTTCGTGCCGTTTGGTAAAGCCAAACATTACGCCACCTACTTTGTGTTAAATTAAAAAGCCACAAGCATTATACCTGTGACTTTTCATCTTTTGTTTCTGGATATTTTTCTCCAGTGATTAAAGCGTATTCTTCTTTGTCAATTACACCCATGTCTACGTACCACTTAATTTGCTCATTTTTATAGCAACCCCAAACATAAAAAGTTTTAATGTCTTTAAAAGTTGGATAAATCATCTTCATCATTTAAACGTCCCCCTCAGTATTTGTTTTGTTAGTTGTCAGTTCGGTCAACTGTTGTGTTAACATAGCGTTTTGTTGCGTCAATTTCATTGTCAACATGTTCACTTGCGTCATCTGCATTTGCATACTCGCAACCATGCTGCGAAGTTCCTCGTCACTCAAATCCGATGCAGTTTGTTGTCCTGGTGTGTTCAAATCATCTTCTTTTTCGAAATTATTGTTGTATTTAATTTCTCCGTTTGTGAATACAAACTTTCTAGGTTCGAACTCTTCTTTGAATTTGATAGGCACATTGTTATCATCTACATCTAAACTATTGCGTAAACCGCCAGTATTAACGTATCCGATAACTTCGTTTTTATCGTTTACTGTGATTTTCATTACTTCCACCCCTCAATACGTTTAATAGTAATTTTGTTTGCATTTGCACCAGAACCCGCACTTTTACCGATGTCATATAGGATATCAACGTCGATTCTGAATGTAGTATTGCTAGTTTTAGAAACAGAACATTCATATAAGCCACCACCGTTGCCATCACTATCAACTAGATTTGTTTTAGATATTACTATGGAATTTGGCATAGATGTTAAACTGACTTCTGCAAAAGTGCCTCCAGGATAAGTACCTGATATTACTAAAAGAGAATAGTTTTGATATGATTCAGTTAAGTTAAGTGTTGTACCAACTCCGTTAGCCGCGCCATCAAATAAAACCGCTTTTTTATACTCATTTGGTACAGTCCATTGTGAGTCTAATCGACCATTTATGATTGATCGTGTATAAACTTTTTTTGAGTTTGCAGGCGTAAAGTTGAAAAATTTGTTTGTTTCATCTTTAACGAATACCGATAAATAACCCTCATAACTTTCAACACTACCTGGTAAATCCGGCACTCTTGTTGCATAGTAATTACCAGCAGTTAAATAGCCTAAATCGCCTTGCGCATTGTTTAAGTTAACTTGTATTGATTGACCGTTCGCCTCTGTCATCTTATGTTGTTGCCAACTCGTTGTTCCGAATTTATCATCTACATACTGCTTAGCTTGATTTAAAGCATTGTTAGATGTTTCTTTAACAAATTTCTTCGTTAATTCTTCGTCAACTTTTTTATAGAACTGATACCATGTGCCACCGATTTTATATGTTGTGTACTCATCATTTGAATCGTCTGGATACCATGTTGCACGTGCCGTACTATCATCAACAACATAGACAACTAACAAGCCTGATTTCCCTAAAGTATTCGTAGTTGCTGAAACTTCAGAACCATCATCAACGCCATCTTCTTTAGGCGTCTCTAAAGTGCCTATATCTTTAAACGAGGGCGCATCTGTCGCGCTAGTGATATGAATAATCCTAGATGTATTAATTGCGCTTAAAACGCTATCTATGGACTGTTCAGACGATTCAATTGCTTTACCATAATCATCAGTAATTTTTGATTTTTGCCAATTTGTCGTTGTGTTACCTTTGACAAGGTCAGCACCATTGATTTGTTTCTCAACTTCATTGACACGCGCAAATATCGCTTGCTCCTTTTCAACTATTTTACTGAATTCAGCTGTAACAGCTTGTGTTGCACTAGTTTGCGTCGCAGTAATAGCTTGTATAGCTTCGTTTTGCTTGATTTCGATTTGTTGAATGCCTTTTGTCGCACTATCATTCACTTTTGCTATTAACGTTTGTGTATCAGCCATATTTTGCTTTAATTGGTTAAAGTCTTTACCGACAGCTTCGATAGTATCTTGAATAGATTTGATATAAACAAGCTTTGTTATACCATCAAACCCACTAACTAAATCATTTTCGATATTGAAGCTAAATTGACGTTCAACAACAACATTATTACTCCCATTTTGTGTAAAGAATGCTTGAGCATGCACCTTACCCGAATGTTTTAAAAATTCATTCGGTATCACATACTGCAAACGCCCATCAATTGCATCTACTATCGTTAATTCGTCTGAAATATAAGCGCCTCTATCTACGTTATAATCATCGGTTTTTAACACGATAGATGTTTTGACATGTTCAGAACTTATAGATAACGGTCTGTTATTCTTAGTTACTGCAAAATTTAAAACACCAGTCCCTCTATCTGATTCATAGAAACTGATGTTTGTGTCAATAATTGGATTATATTGTGATGTTGTTTGTAACTCGATTAAGTTATCGTCTTTCGAAAAATTATCTACTACCATTACTTAACCTCCTCGCCTTTTATAATGCTCCAACCGCTATTGCCACCAGTTCCAAAGTTTCTAACTAAAAATTGATGTGCAGATGCAAAGTTATTACGTCTTAGCACTTGTGTTGTGTTACCTGGTGTATTCGATTTTACTTCTAATATCCAACCTGCAATACCTTTAAAGTCTTTAGG